GCTTGCGTAAGATTCTAAGGCCTCAACAAGCGTTGGGTTCGTTTCGCTTACGGCCAAACCCAAGCGGCCTTGCGTATGCCAACAAAGGCGGCGGATTTGCGCAACCCGGCTGCGGTAGGCCAGCGAACCGGGGCAACCCGTCCAAGGCTTCCCGCCCGCCGTGATCGTCACGGGCTGGCCTTGGTGCTCGTAACCCGGAAGCGTGCAACCCTTATGCGCCCGCTCGGCTTCGTGGCAGCTCGCGCAATCAAAGACACTATATTGACTAGCCCACCCAGCCACGAAACATGGCCCTTTTGGTTTCGGGGCTTGTCCAATGGGCTTCCCGGACGGCCGTCCAGCACTCCCAAAACAACCCGTCAACCGCGAGGGCCTCCACTTCTTTTGGTGTAAGCATACCGCCGACAACTTCCAAAGGCTGGCGCCCTTCGATTTGTCGAACACTTCGGGCGACGGTTTCCCCGACGACTTCCAGCAAAGACGTTTGGTACGTTCCGAAACGCTCCGCATCTTTCGCCGCATCTTCCGAAGTTCCCTTTTCTAAGCGTTCCGCCAACACTGCGGCGCCTTTGGTTAGTAGTTCCCGCCTATTGAGAATCGAAGCCCAAACGCCGGAAGGAATAAACGTCAAACGAACCCGGCCAATAACTGAAACCTTTAGTTCGCCGTCTTCCTCTGTCGTCCGCTTTAGCTCGATCCATTCGCTAAGCTGGCCGGTTGCCTCAAGTTCGACACTGTCCAGCGCCGCTTCTTCCGCCATGGTTTCCCCCTATAACAAGTGAACTTTGGCCGTTGCCGTCGCATACGTCGGACGGAAGCCGCGCCCCGTCAAGTCAAGCGTAGCCAAGCCGCCTTCTTCGCCTGCTACCGTGTTCGCCTGGTAACAAGGGATTTCGAGGACAACCACGTTTCCGGGTTCGTCGCCAAATTGCATCAAAAGGCTAACGGTTTGTTCGCCCATAAACTGCAACAAAGCGCCGTCGCCGAAGGTTTGCGAACCGCCCGCTAAAAGGTTGGCCGTCGTCCCGTCGTGATACAGGCGCAGCTCGGCGTTACAAGCGTTCTCGACACAAACGAAACCTTGACGGCCGTTGGTCCCGGTCGCGGCCGTTCGGGGCTGAATGTCCGTTGCAAGGTCCATGCTGGACGAAATGGCCGTGGCAACCGCCACGTCCGTGTCGCTGAACGCCCCGGCCGCATCCACGCCCCAATCGTTATTGGCGCAAATCAGAACACGGGCGCCACGGGTTGAAACCGGGCCAAGGTTCGGCGGGACAAATGCGGAAAAGGTAGGTTCGCCCGTAAGCTCCGCCGGGCTTTTCCAGTCTTGCGCCTGGCCCGCCCAAGTCGCTGTCAAGAGGCCGTCGGTATCCGCAAAGCTAACCGATCCCATGCAACCCAACACGAAACGTTCCATTCCGCTTTGCGCGAGCTGGGCGTGGACGGCCACGTGGGTTCGCTCGCCTGCGGTTTGGTCCACGGGGTAACTGCGCATCCCATAGACAACGTCATTTTGTTGCGGCGCAGCACTAAAGCCGCCGGTCCCGTTCACGGCGTGGCCTGCAACCGTAACCGACGTTGCGCCGATGGCAACAACCGGAAGAACTTCCAGCTTGTTCGCTGCGTTCGTCCAGCCGATCACGTCGCCAACCTGAACGCCCATTGCAGCAACAACGCCGGCCGGGAAGTTCACAACCCAACGCGTCGAACCCACGTCAACCAAGCCGCCTTCCGTGTTTCGGACCGTTCCGCCCGTGGCCTGTTCCAAAAGCATGTCGTATTGGGGCGCAGCCGTTACGGCGTCCACGCCGTTTCCAGCGCCGCCGCTAAGGTCCAGGCCCCGAAGGTAGAAATTCAGCGACGGGGCGCCGTCCCGGTTGCCTTGGACTCCGCTCGGCGTATTTCCGTCAGCTCGCTGGCCCGTGATTTCGATTTGGGGGCTCGTAAGCTCCACGGTTGAAGCGTTGGTCATTTCCAAGTCAACGTAAGTCACTGGCGGACTAGTAAAGTTCTCGACTTGATCCCAAGCCGGGGAACCCGTTTGTTTGCCAATGCGAACACGGTTGATTCGTTTGAGTGTCATTTCTAAAGCTCCCGGCGTAGTAAGACGCGTAAAATCATGTTCACCGAACCTTGGCCGTTCGGAAGAATGGATATTGTCCACGGGGTCGGTTCAACCTTTTCGATCCCCGTTGTTTGTTTGTTGTAAGGCATACGTAAAAACGCGCCCATGATGCGCTCGGCGTCGTCCGTCATTAGGTCGGAATCGGCGCCGGGCGATTGTTTGTTTTTGCCTCGCTCGTAGAACACGTCTAGCGAGTAAACCCGGTTTATGTAGCAGATACCGCCAGCGCCGATGGCCGGCGCATTGGTCAACGTGTCAATGTTTCCGGTTTGAGCTGCTAACGTAAATCGGCGCCAGCTGTTGGCGCCTAGCGGTTTGATTTGATCCCAAAGGACAAGCCCGGGCGAACCGATGACCGTTGCATCTTGTACGGTTTCAACAAGTAAATCCCGGACCGGGTCGGTTGGCCACGTCACCGATTCACCCAAACCCGGGCCACGTCCGGCAACTTGTCACCCTTAGGGGTTCCGTCGCCGTCCGTGTCAACCCACGCGAGCGAGTCGATCGTGTCCCGAAGCAAAGCGTGTGCTTGCTGGTTTGCGTCTTCGGCGGCGTCTACGAAGTCCGGGCCCATACCGCCGAACACTTGCGCAGCGCATCGGGCCGACACGGCGTCTTCCAGCTGGTCCCACGTCCGAAGGTTCCACCAGTCAAACTTCATCCGTTCCATTTGGCTAATCACCAAATGAAGCGCCGTATCGAGCGCCACGGCGAAGTCTTGGTCTTCGGCCGGCCCTTGGTCACGAAGCAACGGGTAACGGCGCGTTAGGCTGGCGTAGTTCGCCGGCTGCGCAATGTTCGCCGACGTGATGGCGATTCGGGACGCTTCCCGGTGCTCGTTTCCGTTTTCGTCGTCGGCGATCACTTCAAAGAAATAAATCCCGGCGTCTTGAATACTCGTCACGTCGGCGCCAAGCACCACGGTTACTTCGGGGACCACGATCCGGTCGCCGGTCGAAATGTCGAACGGCAATGGGTCGAACAACAACGCTTCCGTGTTGCTGGAACCGAGCTGGAAGCCGACTAGGAAACTCCGCTTCGTCGTCGGAACCGCAAGGTTCCCGAAGTCTTGGGGCTGGACCATAAGCGTTCGCCAGCCGCCGGCTAAACTGTCAACCGTGGTCAAGTCCCGATGGCCCATCTTGCTGTGGCTATCGTGGGCCGTGGTGTTCGGCGTGTTTAACACCACGTTGTCGGCCGAACTAATCAACTCACCGGTTGACTTGTAGAAACGCCAACTGAACGTCCCGTTATTGGGACGGCCGAACGTGCAAACGTGGCGAACGGTTCCGCCCGTGCTTCGGTGGATCGTCTGGATCACTTGCGCCTAACCTCCACGGCTAAAGCCGCCACGTTCTCCGCTATCCTGTCCAACTTTTCGTCGATGCGCGAAAAGCTGGCCTCTAGGGAAGCTATACGCCGCTCGTGATCAGCAAGGCCGGACTCCAACCGTTGTTCTACCAACGGCAGCCGATGCGAGGCCGCCACGGCTCCGTCAATGTTGGCGCGACTAGTAGACGCGAGCCAAAGCACTAACGAAACCATGACGGCCTGCGCGATCAGCGGCCAAGCCTTGGAATCAAGGGCGGGCATAGGTTAGCCTTCCTTCTTCGCCGGCTTCTTCTTCGCCGCCGGCTTTTTCTTGGCCGGCTTCACTTCCGCCGCAACTTCCACGGTTCGTTCCTCAAGCCAACCGGCCGCCTTGTAAGCGTCCAGCTCGCTTTCGTCGCAAATCCGTTGCCGTCCCGACGAATGGCGAATGTAGAACAAAACGCCGGCCATTTTAGGCGCTCTCGATCAGCGTCATTTGTTCCGAGATTCGAGCCGCCTCGCCCACGTAGGAAGCCACCATCTGGACGCCGCCCGAACCGATCAGGACATTTTCAGCGGTCCGAATGTTCGGGTCTTTCTGCATGACGAAGCCGACGGCTTCACCGATCGAGAAAAGCGCGCCTTTCTTCGTGTTGCCTGCGGCGATTGCAGCGCCGCCTGTGTTCAGCGCAACGCCTGCGCCTGCGTTACCGGCAACGCCGCTAGTCACAACGCCGACCGAGCTATAAACTGCGCAGTTGTAGTAGCCGAACATGAGGCCGTCGGTCGGGAGTCCGGGGTAAACCGCCAGAATGTCTTCGCGGGTCACGTAGTTGGACGAAGCGCGAACCGCCGCACGAAGGCCGGCGATCTGCGTCGGATGCAACACGGCCGCAAGGCCCGAAGACGCGCCGAACGGTTGCGATTTGCTGTTGTTACCGCCGGCAACTTCCAACGCCAGTTCGAGCGTGTGAAGGTCCATTGGTGCAGCTGCGCCGCCGCCCGTGGAGCTTTGGACGCTGTTACGGTTGGCGTTGAACGTATCGTCAAACGTGGCGCAAATCTGAGCGTTCGCCCGATTCTTGAGCGCCATACCAAGCGCGCCGCTAAGGTTCATCCAGTCCGGGCCCTGGTCCGATTCGAGCGCCAATCGGGTAATTTCAATCGGCGCGCACTCCTGGGGGCTTGCGTTGATCGTGGTTCCGATCGGCGAAATGGCAACCGGGGTTACCGCTGCGCCTTCGGTCACCGCTGCGGCCGTAAGCGGGCCAAGTTCGGCGAACTCGTAGGATTTGAACCCACGCCGAACGGCGCAAAGGTCCATGAGGGTAGCCTTGTCGCCCATATTCTGAACGAGAACGCCGGAAATAAGCTCTGTTGGGATTAGAGCCGCTAAGTTGCTGGTGGTTGTTGCAGCCATTGCAAAACCTTCCTTTCAAAATGTGGCCGGTTTCAGCGGCCGTAGTTTCGTTGCAAATACGCTTGCATTTCGGCGCGGGACATTTTGGCGATTTCCTGCGGCGTGGCCTTCGCTCCCGGGTCAACCTTGGGAACTCGGCCGGCGCTTGGGGAAACCCCTAAGTTTCGCGGCGGCGTGCTTACGTCTACCGTTGGTCTTAAGGACTCGGCCAAGGCTACTGCGTCTTCGAAGGCTTCCAAATCCGGGTTTTCGCCTAGGCGCTGGGCCAAGGTTTCCCGGGTTTCTTCTGGTAAGGACTC